CGTGTGCTTGCCGGTGACGTGCTGCACGGCTTTGTGGCCGAGCGGCCCGAACAACTGCGCGGTTACCCATGGACTGCTGCCGTCCTGCGCCGCGCCAACACGCTCGACAGCTACGAGCAATATGCCGTCCAGGCTGCCAAGATCGGCGCGGCCAAGATGGGTTTCTACACCATCGACAAAGATGCGCCGGCCGATGCGATGGAGGTGTCCGACTACAAAGACGCCACCGGTAATCTGGTGCAAGACGTAGAGGCGGGCATGCTTGAGGCGTTGCCTCCTGGCGTGGGTTTTGAGTCGTTCAATCCCGACTACCCGCACCAGAACTTTGACTCGTTCGTCACGGCCTGCTTGCATGGCGTGTCCGCTGGCCTCAACGTCGCCCACCACAACCTCACCGGCAACATGACCGGCGTGAACTACAGCTCGGCACGCATTGCCGAGTTGTCTGAGCGTCAGCACTGGATGGGCTTGCAAAACTGGCTCATCGAGTCATTCGTGCGCCCAGTGTTTGAGGCTTGGCTGGAGTCCGCCTTGATCAAGGGCGCCATCACCTTGCCAAGTGGCAAAGCCTTGCCCGCAGAAACCTTTGCCAAGTGGGCAGATGCCGCCACTTTCCAGCCTCGCCGCTGGGCCTGGGTTGACCCGCAAAAAGACATCACCGCCGCCGTCACCGCCATCGACAACAAGCTGCGCAGCCACCGCAGCGTGGCCGACGAGCAAGGGGTTGATCTGGACGACGTGCTCGACGACGAAGCCCGCTTCCAGCAGCAGCTCAAAGACAAAGGCCTCTCCGTCACCAAGCCCGCATCGCCCGCGTCCAAGCCCGTGGACCCCGAAGCTGACGACGAAGAAAACAACACCACACCACCCCAAGAGGATGCCCCATGAGCGCACTGCTCGCACACCGCTACTGGAGCCGGGAAGATGCCCCCGGCCGCATCGCCATCAAGCAAGCCCTTGCAGGCCTCAAGGTAGGCCAGCGCTTGCGCCTGGCCGACGTGCTCAGCACCGTCCCCACCGAAGCGCCAGAAGGCGAAGAGCGCGCCAACGTGCCCGCCCTGGTGGACTACTCCAGCACCGCCATCCGTGCCGGTGGAGTGGACCCTGAAACACGCGAGACAGAGCTCAGCTTCAGCAGTGAGCAGCCCTACGAACGTTGGTGGGGCGTGGAAGTGCTCGGCCACAAGGCTGGTGAGGTCGACATGGGCTGGATGGCCAGTGGCCGCGCCCCCTTGCTGTGCAACCACAACCGCGATGAGCAAATTGGCGTGGTCACCCGCGCCTGGGTTGACGCATCCACCCAACGCGCCCGCGCCGTGGTGCGCTTTGGCCGCAGCGAACTGGCCGAAGCCGAGATGCAAGACGCCCAAGACGGCGTGCGCGTCAACGTGAGTGTGGGCTACGAAATCCGCGAGCTCGAGCTCGTCAAACAAGTTGGCGACGTCTCCACCTACCGCGTCACCGACTGGCTGCCACTGGAGTGCAGCCTCGTCAGCATTCCCGCAGACATGACCGTTGGCATTGGCCGCAGTGTCCAGGAATCCACCGCACCGCATCCCGTGGTGCACATCAAAACCGAGTCCCCAAAGGAGCAACCTATGACTCAAGCTACCGCAGAGAAGCCCCTGACGGGCGACGAAGCTTTCCGCAACAACGTGGCCGCCATCAGCCGTTTGGCTGGTGCCTATGCCAAGTGGCTCAAGCCCGGCGACGAATCCCGCGCCATCGCTGACGGTGCCGACGCGCAGAAATTCCAAGACCTCATCATGCAGCGCATGGAGAGTGGCGCCACGGATGTGACCACCACCGCATCCCTGGGCCTCACGCCCAAGGAAACCCGCAGCTACAGCCTGGTGCGTGCCATCCAGTCGCAGCTGCAAGGCGTCAACGTAGACGCAAGTTTTGAGCGCGAAGTGTCCAAAGAAATCGCACGCATCACCGGTCGTGAAGCTGGCGGCATCTTTGTCCCGCCTGACGTCCTCGCCATGGGCAAGCGCGATTTCAACGTCGGCACCCCCACGCAAGCGGGCAATCTGGTGGCCACCGGCCTGGCTACTGACCTCTACACCGACGTGCTGCGCCCAGCGTTGGTGATGGGCAGCCTGGGTCTCACCATCCTGCCAGGCCTCAGCGCCAACCTCGACATTCCACGCAAGACGGTGGCGGGCACCCTGGCCATGCTGGCCGAAATTGCCGCTGCTGCTGAAACCCAGCCGACCACCGCGAAAACAACCCTGTCGCCCAAGCGCATGGGTGCTTACGTGGAGTATTCCAAGCAGGCTGTTATCCAGGGCGAGATGGGCATTGAAAACATGCTGCGCAGCGACTTGCTCGACTCCGCTGCCGTGTTGCTCGAGAACCAAGGCATCAACGGCAGTGGTTCAGGCGACAACGCACGTGGCATCCGCAACGTGTCCGGCCTCGGCTCCGTGGTGGGTGGCGCCAACGGCCTGGCCGTGAACTGGTCGCACGTCACAGGCCTGGAGGCCTCCTGCGCAAACGCCAATGCGGCCAGCACCAACCGCGCGGGCTACCTCATCAACACCAAGGTGCGCAACACATTTAAGAACACCCAGAAGGGCACCAACTTGCCGTTCATTTGGGACAACTCCGCTCAGCCTCTCAACGGCTACGCGGCAGCGGTCACCAACAACGTGCCAAGCAACTTAACCAAAGGTTCAAGCTCCGGTGTTTGCTCATCGCTGATTTTCTCCAGCGACTGGAGCATGTTTGTGCTGGGCCTGTTCGGCGGCATCGACATCGTGGTTGACCCCTACACCCTGGCCAAAAACGCGCAGCTCGTCATCACCATCAACCAGTTCTTCGACTTCGTCTGCCGCCAGCCTGGCGCATTCGCGGTGATGGATGACGCGCTCACACCCTGATTGATCACGTGACGTCTCTTGGCGGGCTTCGGCCCGTCAACTGAAGCCAATTTTCACAACCCAATTTGGAAAACACCATGTCTACCGAAAACCCCAAACAAATCTCCATCGTCATCACCGATGCCGTCAAGTTCGACGGCCAACACCGTGCGGTTGGCGAGGTTCTGAAAAACATCGACTACCCCGCTGCGGCTGAACTCGTCGGCGCTGGCCGTGCACGCTTGGCCACCGATGAAGACATTGCTGCTGCTGGCAAGCCTAAGAAGGCAGACAAGCCAGCAGACAAGCCAGCCGAGTAAGCAGGCTCGCCACCATGCCCTACCAAGAAGAATTTGACGTGTACATGCAAGCCGAAGGGGTTGATGCAACCTACAACGGCCAGCCGCTGCGCGTCATATTCGACAACGCCTATGCCGAGTCCTTCGGCATGGCCAGCCGCCAGCCCACGGCCAGCCTGCCAACGGCTGCCGCGCAGGTGGCCGGTGTGGCACAGGGCGGCACCTTGGTCATCGGCGCTGCCACCTACGAAGTCCGCAACGTGCAGCCCGATGGCACCGGCTGGACGGTGCTGCCCCTGGAGCTGCAAGCATGAGCCACCAGCGCGCCACCATCCGTGAAGCCTTTGTGGCACCGCTGCCGGTGCCAACGTGTTCGACCACCCCAGCCGCCCGCGCACCGTATTCCCCGCACTCACCGTGGTGGACGTTGCCGAGCCCCAAGAGGTGGCCACCATGGGCCCGGCCGCCACACGCCGCGTCAACCGGCGTTTGGTGCTGGAGGTCAGTGCCGAAGTCAAACAAACCGGTAGCTATGCAAGCGCCCGCGATGCACTCTTGGCCGAAGTGGAGTCCATCTTTGCAACCGCCAACGTGGCAGGCGTCAAGCAAGTCACCCCGGCAGGTTTTGCGGCAGACGAAGACTACACAGGCGAGCAACCCATTGCCGTGGGCCGCCAGCGCTTCGAGATTTTCTATGCCACCCCACAGGGTGACCCCACCACGGCAATTTGATCCCGCCACCCCTAACCAAACCCAAAGGAGCACACCATGTCCACCACCGCCTCGTCAGGCACCAAACTTTCCGTCAGCGCGGGCCTGCCCGCCACCCACAACGAAGCCGGATTTGCCGCGCTCACCTACACCCTCGTTGGCGAGTTGGAAAGCGTCGGCGACCTGGTTTTGGCCAAAGCCCCGGTTCGTTTTGCTAACCTCACCACCGGCAAAACGTCCACCAACAAGGGGGCGGAAGAGCCGCTTGATGTTTCCGTTGTTTGCGCACTTGACCGCGACGACGCAGGCCAAACGCTGATGATCGCCGCCTACGCGTCCACCGCCGACTACTCGTTCGCCGTCGAAGAGCCGGACGGTACCAAGATTTATTTCAGAGGCAAGGTCATGAAGATGGGCAGCCAGTACGGCGGCATCAACGATGTGATCAAGGCCCCATATGACATCGGCGTCACAACGCCATCGAGTGGCAACACCTTGGTGGTCGACGCACCGTAATCACCACAGGCCCACACCGACCCCAGTTTCTCAACCAGGCACCGAGTCTGCCGGGTTCGCGCCTTTCGCGGGGTGCGGCCCGGTGGGCCACGGGCAACAACACACCCGCGAAGGATATCAAATGAACGCACCAGAAATCACCGGCTTCGAAGCCTTCTACTTGGCTGACACCAGCGAACTCAAACTTGACCTGCCCAATGGAGAACCGATGCTCTACAACGGCGAGCGCGTCGTGGTGCACCTGTATGGGCCTGCTACTGAGCAGTTTGTAGCGGCAAAGGATGCCATCGACCGTGAGGTTGCCAAACGCGGCATGGCCGCCATGGCTACCGCCATGGGCAACAAGCGCAAGAACAAAGAGGAAGAAGACCGCGATGCTGACGCGAAGTTTTTGACTGCCGTCACAGATCGCTTTGATAACTTCCCCTACAAGGGTGGCCCTGCGGCCATCTACCGCGATTTGCGGCTCAAGTATGTTGCTGATCAGGTGCGTGCTCATCTGAACGATCTGTCCAATTTTTTCTCGTCCAGCGCATCGGCCTGATCGCTTATGCGCGCAAGCACGCTTGGCTCAACGTCTGCCCCAAGGCGGCTGATGGCAAGGCATCAAACATTACGCGGGGCAAGGCCCTGCTTGATCGGGATGCACCCATCAGCATGCCTGAAGCGCCAGCGCATTGGGTTGCATGGCTCGATGAGCTGGGTTGGTGTTGCTCAAGTGGCATGGGGGCCTGCCCACTCAGCGCGCAAGAGGTTTCCGCGTGGGCGGCGCTCAGTGGCCACCGCATCAACCCGTTTGAGTTTGCATCCTTGCTTCTCGCGAGTCGCGCTTACGTGCAAGAGTATTTCGCTGACAACCCCAGCCCTCCAGATGATGACCCCGCTGTCAAGCACGCCGCTGCTGGCAAGTTCACAGCGTTTGCAAAGCAACTGAAACGAACATGAGTACGGTCGCCCAGCTTGTCATCGAAATGAGCGCCAACATGTCCAGCTTGCAGCGGGACATGGGCAAGGCGCAGCAGCTTGTGGAGGGTGCCGCCGGCAAGATGCAGATGGCCGCGCAAATGGCTATGAAGGCCCTCGCTGGCATCGGTGTTGGCCTTTCTGTAGCTGGCATGGCTGCTTTCGTGCGCGGTGCCATTGATGTTGCCGACGAGATGAGCAAAATGAGCCAGAAGACAGGCTTGGCCGTCAAAGATGTGGCGGGCATGCAGTTGGCTTACCGGCAGGCTGGTCTTGGCGCTGAGGTGCTTCAAAGTAGCATCGCCAAGATGTCCAAGAGCATGGCGGATGGCTCTGATGCCTTCACTGCCATGGGCCTGAGTGTGCGCAACCAGGACGGCACGCTCAAAAGCACCCGCCAAATGATCGGTGAGGTCTCCGACAAGTTCGCTGGCTACAAAGATGGGGCGGAAAAAACAGCGCTGGCCATGGCCATTTTTGGCAAGTCGGGCGCGGAGTTGATCCCTCTGCTCAATGGGGGCGCTGCTGCGCTTGATGAGTTTGATTCCATGGCTGAAAAGCTGGGGCTCACCATCAGCGAACAAACCGCGAAGGACGCGGAGAAATTCAACGACACCTTGGACCTGATGGGGCAGGGTGTTCAGGGCATTGGGCGTCAGGTTGCTGCTCAGTTGCTGCCTACGCTGTCCACGCTGGCCGGTCAGTTCTTTGACAGTGCCACCAGCGGAGACACGCTGAAAAACGTGGCAGACGGTCTGGGCTTTGCATTCAAGGCCTTGTATTCCACCGGTGTTGGAGTTGTTCAGGCATTCAAGACGGTTGGCATGGCCTTGGGGGGTGTGGGCGCAGCCATTGCTGCCATTTTGAATGGCGACTTCGGGCAGGTGAAGGGCATCGTCTCCAACATGGCTGCTGATATTTCCGCAAGCTGGCAGCAGGCTGGCGCAGGAATAAAAACTGTCTGGGATGGGGCTGGCAACTCGACTGTTGAAGCCTTGGCATCGGTTGCCAAGCAGGCTGCAAAGACAGCCCCAGAGGTTGATGGTGCTGGCAAGGCTGCCAAAGTCGCCGCCGACGAATACGTCAAGCTCGTCGCCAAACTCACCGCCAAAGACACCGGCTTTGACGCCGACTTTGCCAAGAACTTTCAATTGCTGGCCGAAGGTGGCAAGAAGGCGGGGTTGTCCATCGCTGAAATCATCCGACTGCAAGACCTTTACATCGCGCAGCAGCCCGTGATGGTTAAGTACCGCAAGGATGAAGCTGATGCAGAAAAGGCCCGCCTTGAGGCCATGAAGGCGCTTGCCGAAGAGGTCAAAAAGCAGATCGACGCTGAATTCAAAGTGGCCGATGCCATTGCCGACAAGGTCAAGGCCCAGGAGTTCGCTAACAAAACATTTGGCTTGAGCAAGGCGGCAATCGAGGCCGTCACGCTGGCGCAGATGAAAAAGACCTTGGCAGACATGGAGTCCAGCGACAACGTGCTGCCCGAGGTGATCGCGGCCCTTGAGCTTCAAATCGCAGCCCAAGAGCGTTTGATCGACGTGACAAAGGAGGGCGAGGCACTCGACTTTGGCAAAAAGCAAGCAGAAGAAGCTGCCAAGGCTTTCGAGAAGATGGAGCAAGAGGCCAAGCGCTCCGCTGAATCCATCAACAGCAGCCTCACCGATGCACTGCTGCGTGGCTTTGAAAACGGCAAGGGTTTCGCTGAAAACTTCCGCGACACGCTCAAAAACATGTTCAAGACGTTGGTCTTGAAGCCGATCATTCAGTTTGCGCTGGCGCCTATCGCTGGTGGAATCCAGTCGGTTTTAGGTGGTATAGGGTTTGGTGGCGGGGGATCGGGTGGTGGTCTTGGATCTTTGTTTGGTGGATTTTCTGGGTTTAATAACCCGCTGAGCGGAGTGTTCAACGGGCTACAGAACGTCACCGGCAATTTCTTTCCCGGCATAGGTGCTGGCTTCAGCGCAGCACGCGGCGAGGGCGGTTTAGGTGGCGCATTCAGCGCAGCCGGTACGGCACTTGGCGCAGGAAATATCAGCGGAGGTCTTGGGACTGCTCTGGGTGCATTGGGCTCTGCTATGCCTTATGTTGGAGCTGCCATTGCCTTGATTGACGCACTTAAGTACAAGGCGACACCTCACGTTGGAAGTGTGGTGAATGTAGACGCTAACGGCGCTCGCAGCGATAGGGGGGCCTACTTAGCTGGAAACTTCAGCCAGCAAACAGACGATGCCCTGAGGTATCTCGGGCTCGGCTCTATTGGTTCGCTCAACGCTTTAGACAAGACTTTTGGAGGCTCAGGGGCGAACTACAGCGCAAACATCCAATTTGCAGCGGACGGGAAAGACGCATCAGCCGCTCAGTTCTCGTTAAACCGAGAGGGCGCAACGTTTGCAGACTTAGCCGCAAATCGCGGACAACCAGGTGCGTTTGCGCTGTACACAAACAATGCGGAGCAAGCTTTTAAGCAATTCACGAATGACGTGCAGTCAATGACGCTTGATGCCATCAAAGGCATGTCATCTCTGCCGCAGTACGTGCGCGATGCATTTGCAGACTTGGGCTCTGACGCAACACTGCAACAAATCGGCGCGTTGGTTGATCAAGTTGGAGTCTTCAGGGCTCAGATTGCCGTGATGCAAAAAGCAATCGGCTCTCTCGGCTCTGCTTCCGATGATGCTCTTGCAAGCATCATTAAGGGCGCTGGCGGCATAGATCAATTCAGCGCCTCCATAAATTCCTATTTCGCAAACTTTTTCACAGACAGTGAGCGCCAAGAGTTTGGTTTGTCGCAACTGTCTGATGAGTTCAAAAAGTTGGGTGTCGCACTGCCGGATTCCCGTCAAGGATTCCGAGACTTAGTTGAGGGCATCAACATCAGCAGCGCCGCAGGGCAGAGTCTTTACGCGTCCCTCATAAATCTCAGCGATGAGTTTGCATCATTAGTGCCAGCAGTAGATGCTGCGTCTGCGGCGGCTGAAGCTGCTGCTAATGCCGCCGCAGAAACGAAAAAGGCATGGGATGACCTATTCACAAATGCAGGGATAGGCATTGGATCAATTTCCAGCGTCCTACGTGACGGACTGACAGGTCGGCTCACACAAGAAGACCTCGGGAAAAGACTCTCAGACATTGTTATCAACGGTTTTAACAATGCGCTAGCAAACGGTGTTGCAGACAACATCACGCAGTCATTCACAAACAAAATCATAGGCCCAATGTTGCAGGCCATCGCAACTGGCGGCGTGGTTAGCTCCGCAGTGTCGCAAGCAACGATCAATGATTTTGTTGCTCAGGCTGAAGCTCAAATCAAGCTCTACACGCAGGTCATATCTAGCCCTGCTGTGCAAATGGCACTTGCTCAATTGAACACCGGCTTGAATGGTGTCACGTCTGCAATGAGCGGGCTGACCGGAAGCCTTCAGGGTGTTGCCGCTGCTGCCGCAGAGGTCAACAAATACACAGCCAACGGCGCAGACGTGGCTAGGGCAAATGCACCCTGGATTCAAGCTGCCGAAGATGCCGAGCGAGCTGGCCGAGAGGCGCAAAAGGCCTGGGGAGGTATCGGGGACGCCATCACTGATGAGATCAACCGAATTCGCGGCATCGTTGCTCAGTCTGGGCCAGGCGGTGAAAAGTATCTGGAGCAGCAATTCAACCTGGCCAATTCCAGGTTGGCGCAAAACCCGGCTGACCAAGAAGCCTACAAAGAGTTGATCAAGGCGGGGCAGTCTTACATTGCTGTTGCCGAAAAAACCGGCTCTGCGCTGGAGGTGCAGCTCAAGCGCGGAACGGTTTTGCAAAGCCTGATGGTTGCGCGTGACCGCATTGATGGATCGGCGCAGCCAAGCAGCTATTCGTCCAGCTACTCAGGTCCCGGCTACAGCGCGCCAGCACCGGTTGGGTCGTTTGCGCAGCAGACCTCATCTGATATGGCTGCGCTGACTGAGCAGGTTCGTGCGTTGACTGATGAGCTGAAAGCCATCAAAGAAAACACCGCCAGCATCAGCAAGTCAACTGCCGCAACTGCGGACACAGTGGACGGCGCCGTCAAGGGCCGTGCTCCGTTTAGGACTCGCGAGGTGGCGCTGTGAGCACCGATCAAATCACCGTGCTGCTGGGGCGCGACATCAACGATGCCAATTTCACCGCCAGCAGCATTGCAGAGCCTGACCTGACCGTGGGGGAGGCGGTTTGGAATGCTGCCACGAGCTACGCCAAGGGGCAGGAGGTGATCCGGGTGTCCACGCACACGGTGTACACCAACATCATCCCGGGCGTGGATTCGACTGCCCCCGAACTGGCTGCAGACCGCTGGTACCCCACACGCCCCACCAACAAGTGGGCATGGTGTGACTACTACAAAAACACCGGCAGCAACGCCGATGGTGTCATGTCATTCACGACGTCGCCCGGTACCGTTTATGACGTTGATTTGTACGGGGTTGGTGGTGCCGAAACCGTCAGGCTTTTGATCAAGGAAGGGCCTGACGGGGCGGTGATTTTTGACGAAACGGCTGGGCTTCGCGTTTTCATGTCCGATGACCCGGTGTGGGAGTTCTTTTTCTCGGACTGGGTGACACGCAGCGACTTTTCATTCTCTGATTTGCCGCCTACGGCTTCGCCGGAAGTCACGATCACAGTGGGTTCCGTGGGGGCATCAAATCCGGTGTCGGTTGGGTCCATCGTGATGGGGGTGCGAGAGGGTGTTGGAGCGCCCGAGTTCGGCTTCTCGGTGGAGTCCGACTACTACGGCGGCTTTGAGGTGGACCAGTACGGCACGGTTTCTCTGGAGGATGGTCTTTCTGCCAAGCGTATTCGTGGCAATGGCCAGCTCGACGCTGCCCAGGCGCGCGGTGTCTTTGGGTTATTTGATCGGCTGCAAGGGCGGCCTGCGTCTTTCGTCGTCAGCCAGCTTGTGAACTACGACTACCTGCGCGCATTTGGCCGCGGTAAAGCCAAGGTGACAGCCGCAGGCCCCAACCACGCCATTGTTGAAATTGATATTCAAGGATTCGTCTGATGCCTACATCACCCACCCCCATCGACGGGCCGCTGCTGCCCGCACCGGACCCAAACGACAGGCTGACGCTCAGCGCTCGCTTGCTCGAGTTCATACGCTGGCTGCGCGAGGATGTTTACCCGGGCGCCAACGCCATCGCAGACAACGTTTACGACAACGCGGAGGAGGCGGCTGCGGCTGCTGCTGCCGCCGCCTCCAACGGTGCCGCACAAGTTGTTTTGGCGGCGGCTCAGGCAAGCGCTGCCGCCGCATCGGCGGCAAGCGCGCTGGGTGCTCCAGGCACCAATGCGACCAGCACCACCAGCACTACCGTGGGCACTGGATCAAAAACCATCACCATACAAACCGGCAAGGCCTATTCTGTGGGCCAAAGCGTGGTGATTGCTCGCACCAGCGACCCGTTTGGTGTGCGAATGGGTGGCGTGATCACTGCGCACAACAGTGGCACGGGTGCGCTCACGGTGCTGGTGGGCGTGGCCCTTGGCAGCGGCACATTCACCGATTGGACGGTGTCGCTGGGCACGGTGGCTCCCGGTGCCGCCCTGCCTGTGCAGTTGGTGTCGTCAAACACCACGGCGGTGGCTGGCATGCGTTATGTGTTCACCGCCAGCGTCACGCTGACATTGCCAACAACCTGGGCTCAAGACGATGTGATTGAGTTGGCGTGCGGGCTGACAACCATTTCCCCGTCCATCGCGTTCGGCTCCACCAAGCTGCGTGGTGAGTCGCCCGGCACCATTGTTTACAGCGACCCTCGGCAGGTCATTCGCCTGCAGCACACCGGCAATGCAACTTATGGACTGGTCTAAATCATGACGACAACATCACTCTACTTCGGCGGCCAGCCCCCCAAGTGGGCGGCCGGAACGTGGGCTCAGGACGCATTTGCGCTTTGTCCCGCCAGTAACCACGTGTACCGACGCACAGGGTCCACTGGCTCCAGCACAACAACGCCAAGCGCAGATCCAAGCAATTGGGCCCTTATTGGGGCTGGCGCAGTTCGTTCAATTCAGCGTGTTGACATGCTGATTGCATCGGGCTCGGACACTGCGACAGCCACGATTTCGTCGGTGGTGATTGGAAAAACCAAGATTAAACATCTCGGCTCCTACACCACCACTGGCGGTCCATACGCAACTGAAAACTTGATGTCTGTGCCTGAGCTGACGAACTCCACAACTCTGACAGCCAGGCGTTTCGGTTCAGGAGGACCTGCATTGCGATCTGTTTTTGAGATAGAGGAGACATGGTAATGCGCCATTACTACGCCCAAATCAATAGTGAAGGCATCGTTGTGGCGGTCCTTGACACCCACGCTGAAATCGTTGCCCCGGACATGGTCCCGCTGGTCTCGTTCGACAGCGCCAAGGTTGGCGAGCATTGGACTGGTTCAGCCTTTGAGCAGGTCGTGCCGCCGTTGGTGCCTGAGTTGCGCCACATCACAGTGCTCGCGTTTTTGAACCGCTTTACAAAGCCTGAGCGTATTGCCACCGATCTGGCATCGATTGACGATCCATCCGCCTCTCTATCTGCGCGCCAGCAAGCGGCGTCTGTTCGTGACGATATGGCCCGCATTCGGTCTGCAATGTACATCGACCTTGACCGCGCCGACACGCGCGACGGCGTTCAGTTGTTGGAGTCGGCTGGTTTGATCGCGTCGGGGCGTGCCGCTGCAATTTTGGACGGGCCAATTGCACCCAATGAGCGGTACACGCCGAATCTATGAGTCACCTCACCCTCATCTACAGCCGCAGCCACGATGTGGGCAGCCTGGCCATCCGCGCTGCGTCGTGGTGGGGTCCATGGGCGCACTGCGGCATCGTCACGCCGCACAACACCGTGATCGAGGCCAGAGCCAGCACCGGGGTGGTTGAAACCCCGCTGCGTGCTTTCGAGGCCCGCGCCAGCGCCTGTGTGGCGGTGCGCCGCGAGTGCCCGAACCCGCTTGCGGCAGTTGTTTTTGCCATAAGCCAAAAGGGTAAGAAATACGACTGGGGTGCTGTGCTGGGGATCCCGTTTCGTGAACCCTGGGAGGATCCCGGGCGCTGGTTCTGCAGCGAATTGGTGGAGGCGGCATTCATTGCAGGTGGCCGCCGCCGTTTTGAACCCAACGTGTGGCGCATCACGCCCACGCAGTCATTCAGTGTTTTATGACCATTCAAGAGCTGTTTAACCTGGGGTCCGCAATCATGATTGCTTTGATCGGTTGGTTCGCGCGCGAAATGTGGCAGACCGTCAAAGAGGTCACCAAGGACCTGTCACGCCTGCGCGAGGACCTCCCCAAAAGCTACGTTCCCAAAGAGGACTGGAAAGACGGCATGAACGAGATCAAGGACATGCTTGGTCAAATCTTCAACCGTCTGGACGGCAAGGCAGACAAATGATCACCGCCGGCCTGCTCATGCGTGCCACTGGCTGCACAGCCGCGGCCGCCGAGCGTTTCGCAGCGCCCCTGGCCGCCGCGTGCGATGCCTACCAAATCACCTCACCCAAGCGCTTGGCGGCATTCCTGGCGCAGATAGGGCACGAGTCCGGCTCCCTGCGTTTTGTCAGCGAGCTGTGGGGGCCAACCCCAGCGCAGCAGCGTTACGAGGGCCGCGCAGACCTTGGCAACACCCAGCCCGGTGACGGCTCGCGCTACCGTGGCCGGGGGCTCATTCAAACCACCGGCCGCTACAACTACGCCCGCGTGCGCGACCGCCTGCGTGCCCGCCTGGTGCCCAACGTGCCCGACTTCGAGCAAGAGGCCGAGGCGCTGGAGCAACCACAGTGGGCAGCACTGAGCGCCGCCGACTACTGGGGCGACCGTGACCTCAATACGCTGGCCGACGTGGGCGATTTTGAAACCATCACTCGCAAGGTCAACGGCGGCCTCAACGGCTACGCCGACCGCAAAGCCCGCTGGGCGCGTGCCCAGGCCGCACTGGGCCCAAGCGCCACGCCCGCACCACAACCCGCCACCACCGTGGCCACAACCGTGGCCAACGCGCCAACATCGAAGGAGTTCACCATGCCACTGCCCGCATTCATCGCCGCCGCGCTGCCCGCCATCATCAGCGACATTCCCCAGCTCGGCAAACTGTTCGGCTCAGGATCCGACGTTGCCGAGAGCAACATCAAGGCCGCCGAGCTGGCCGTGCAGATCGTGCAAGACGCCACGGGCGCACGCAACGCCCAAGAGGCTGTCGACACCATCAAGGCAGACCCCGCAGCACTCCAGGCCGCCACGCAGGCCATTCAAAGCCGCTGGCTGGAGCTGGACGAAGCGGGCGGGGGTGGCATTGCTGGCGCCCGCAAAGCGGACACCGAGGCCCGCGCCGCCGGCGACTTGCTGCGCAGCCCCAGCTTCTGGATTGCCGGTGCTCTGCTGCCCATCGTCTACATCATCGTTTTGAGTTTGATCGGCATCATCGGCACTGCCGAATGGGCGTCAGACGTTCGCGCAGGCCTGGCCGGGTCCATTGTCAGCGCCATCATCGGCGGCGTGGTTGGGTACTACTTTGGT